CCGTCTTCTTTTCCCTCCCAAAGCCAAATCAGCCCCACACGGGACGCAAACGGGCTGGTGGTACCTCGGCTTACCAGCGACGTACATCCGGCGGCTACGGGCTCCTATGGGGGTCGATGTAAGGCGTGGTTGGAAGAAGCGTTCGGGATGGTGTTGCGTCCTTGGCAGGCGTACGCGGTTAACCGCGCATTGGAGCACGACGCGAATGGTGATCTGGTTTGGTCGATCGTCGTGCTGACGGTTGCTCGGCAGTCGGGCAAGTCGTGGATCGCTCGTGGCGTGAATTCTTGGCGGGCGATGGAAGGCCCGGAGCTGTTCGGTGAGCCGCAGCTTGTGCTGCACGTTGCGAACCGGATCTCGACCGCGTTCGAGGTGATGATGCCTGCCGGCATTTGGGCCGAGCAACAGTTCGGTCGGGGAGCGTTCATCAAGGGGAACATGAGGCCGGGGATCACGTACCCGAATGGGTCGAGGTGGCTGGTGCAGGCCGCGAACCTACTGGCCGGGGTTGGTTACTCGGTGTCGCAGGCGTTTGTGGATGAGGCCGCGCAGGTGGGTCGGGACGTGTTCGAGACCGCGATCAGGCCGACGATGGCGGAGAGGTCGAACCCGCAGACGTGGCTGGTGTCGACTGCCGGGTCGAAAGAGTCAGAGCTCATGGCCGCGTATCGGGAGAAAGCGATCGACCGGATCGGCACCGGTGACCCTGGGAACATCCTGATCTTGGAGTGGTCAGCGCCGCAGGACTGCGACCCGAACGATCCGGCAACGTGGGAATGGGCATCGCCGGAGTGGAATCCTCGACGCGCCGAGGTCGTGCAGCAGGCATGGGAAACGATGAGTCTCGAATCGTTCCGCACTCAGTTCTTGAATCAGTGGGTCGTGAACCTGGGGCATTGGCTCACCGATGAGCTGTGGGCCGCAGCCGAGCAACCAGACGTCGAGCTCGGTGACGGCATGTGGCACGTCGTGGTCGAGCAGGAATTCGACGGGTCAGCGTTCGCGATCGCGATCTGTGGACTAGCGGGGGACAAGGTCGTCATCCGAAAACATCTCTACCGTCGGGTCCAAGACGTTGACGCGGCGATCGCGAAACTCCGCCAACAGCATCCGACGATGACGCTGTACGCCTGCGGGACCGTGACCCATTTCATCGCCGACGCAAACCACACGGTGCTCGGTCGGCGGGAATCCGCAGCTCACACCGCCGCGATGCTCAGGGCCTTCCGCGACGGAGCAGTCGCTCACGACGGCGACGAAGTGCTCCGGCAACAGCTCTCACGCACCCGCATCGCGAACACCCAGGACGGGCACCGGCTCGTCGCGACCGCTGGGGCCGTCGACACATGTGCGGCTCGCGCCGTCATGTATGCGATCGGTGAAGCAACAAAGACACCAACACCGACGCCAATGGTCGTTTCGACGAAACGCCGATAAACGCAACAAAGAAAACACCGCGCAAATTCTGCGAATAATGCCGCGACCATTTGTGTGTGGCTCTTTTCCGCGCGCAACGGATCGTGGATGCCGTCGCCTCCAACACGGCGGCCATCACCCAAAAGGCACTAAACGCCGATGATGGCATCCACGTCCGGGAAGCCTCAGCCGCACTCACTGCACTGCTCGCGAACCGCAACATTTCCCGTGTCTCAATGTCGACTGCTCTACAGGTCCCCGCATTCGTGCGCGCGCTGAAGCTCTACACCAACACGATCGCGACGTTCCCGCTCCACGAATACGTTGGCGGAAACCAGATCGTCGCCAGGAATCTACTCACGCAACCTGACGAGGCTGTCACCTACTTCTCGGTCATGTCACGGACCGTTTCCGACATCGTCTGCTATGACCGCGCCTACTGGCGGGTCACTTCGCGACAGTGGGATGGCTACCCGAACACCGTCGAGCTCATGCCGTACAAAGAAATCGCTGAAGTCCCCAACACGCCAATAAATGAATTCGACGACCTTGGGCAAGTGTTTTGGAACGGGACAGCAATCCCAAAGGGTGACGTCATCCGGTTTGATGGAGATGGGTCCGGCGGATGGCTCGCCTGTGGCGCATCAGCTATCACGACAGCCGCTGCCCTCGAAGCAGCTGCACAGTCGTACGCGTCAAGTCCAACGCCCACGATCACCCTTAAGAACACCGGAGCCGATCTCCCAGCGGATCAGGTCGACGCGCTACTCACAGCGTGGGAAACCGCGCGCGCTGAACGCTCGACCGCGTACCTGTCGAGTGTTTTGGAAATGAAAGAAACCGGGTTCAGCGCGTCAGACATCCAACTCGTCGAAGGACGCAACGCATCCGCAGCGATGATCGCGCGGATGGCGAACCTCGACGCGTCATGGCTCGACGCCGCTGCATCATCTGGCGCGCTCGTCTACTCAAATCGGACCGACCTGTATCGGCAACTCATCGACTTGTCGCTCTCGCCAGTGATGACGACCATCGCGCAGCGCCTCACTATGCAGGATGTCACTCCGCGCGGCCACGTCGTCAAGTTCGACACCACAGGCTTCCTGCGCCAAAACCGGCAGGAAGTTGCAACCCTCATCACGCAGCTGCAACCGCTCGGCGTCATCACCGCGCAAGAAGCTCGTGCGCTGCTCGACCTCCCACCGGAGACTGTATGAACCGCACCGAAATCGCTTTCGACTTCGAGATCCGCGAGACCGACCTACCCGAAGGTGTCGTTGCCCAAATCCAAGGGCGAGCAGTTCCCTACGGCGTCGAAACAAAAGTCGGCGGAGTCACCGAATCATTCGCGGCAAACGCATTCGACGCTTCAGCAGTGATCGGTAAACCGCTGGCGTACCGGCACGACGAACCAATCGGCGTGATCACCGGCGCCGAGAACCGCGAGGACGGCCTCTACGTGAGCGCCGACATCCTCGACACCACCCAAGGACGCGACGCGGCGGTCTTGGCCCGACATAAGTCGGTCCAGGGTCTGTCAGTCGGTTTTGAGCCGCAGGATTCCGTTTGGAACCGCGCCAAGACCGCCGTGAAGCATCAGGCAGCGCGACTGTTCGAGCTGTCTGTCACACCTTTCCCCGCATACGCAGCCGCGGGGATCAGCGTCGTCCGAGAGGACGACCCAACCAATGAAGGAGAAACCCCCATGACCGAATCGGTCGAAACCGCCACGACCGAGGTCGTGGATGTCGAGGCCCGCGAGGCCATCGGCCAAGTCCGCGAGCTCGTAGCAGGCATCGAGGCCCGCGCGTTCGCAGGCGAAGAACAGCACCCGCTCGCGAAGTACCGCAGCTTTGGCGAATACGTCAAGGCCCACTACGAAGGCGCAGAGGAACGCGCCCTCGACGTGTCAAACCTCGCTGACGCACCAGGTCTCGTGCCGCCAGTGTGGATGCGCGACATCAAGGGAGTCCTCGATCGTGGCCGCCCATGCATCCAGGCACTCGGTGGCCCCGTGTCCGCAGCTGGTGCAGGTCTCACGATCAACTGGCCGTACTTCGACGGCGACCTCTCCGCCATCGTGGCAGTGCAAGCAGCCGAAAACGACGAGATCAACTCCGCTGACATCGACATCAAGAAGGGCACTGCGACCCTCGCGACCTACGCGGCAGGCAACCGCCTCACCATGCAGGTCATCGAGCGCACCGACCCCTCCTACGTCACTGCACACATGCGGATCTTGATGGGCGCGTACGGCACCGAAACGGACTACGCATTCCAGAACGGGCTGTGGGCAAACGACACCTACGGCGGCATCGACTACGACTTCTCCGCCGACACGACCGGCGCTGCATTCGTGGAAGCAGTCTGGAACGCGGCAGCCGTCTGCCAGATCAACACCGGCGCTCCCGCCGAAGTTGTGTACGTGAACAGCGCCGTCTACAAGAAGCTCGGTGGCTGGTCAGCATTCCAGGCACAGAACTACCCGGTCCAGAACGTGGGCGGCACCATCGACGGACGCAACGGACGCGCCACTGTCATGGGCCTGCCGATCGTCCTCGCCAACGAGTTCGCAACCGACGAAACCGAAGACGCCATCGTCACGAACAGCGCGGCAGTCGCCTGGGCCGAAGACGGTCCCCGCACCCTGTCGAGCGACGTCGTCGCGAACCTCGGACGCGAAACCGCGATCTACGGCTACGGAGTCATCACGCCGTACATCTCCGGCGGCATCGTCTCGATCTACAACCACGCGTAACCAGTAGGGCAGGGCAGACACGATGGCACTCGTCACCGATGAGGATCTCGCGGCAGCGTTCGGCATGAACGTCCTCGACGATCCAGACGGGTTCGCACAAGTCGCAAACGCGACGGACAACATCGTGTCTGCTCTGCTCACGCAACTACTCACCGGGACACACGACGATCATCCTCAATGCCGGGAAGGCGCTCTCCAAGTCGCGATCGACATCTACCAAGCCCGCCAGTCAGCCGGTGGACAGATGGTCGGGATCGACATGGTCGTCGCCCCGTATCGGCTGAACTCCGCCAGCGTGAAATCCAAGCTGACGCTGTTCACGACGCACCTGGACGTGGGGTCGATGGTCGGATGAGCACCCCAATCCTCGACGCTATCGACGACATCAAGACCGCGCTCGAAGCAACCAATTTCCGGGTCTACTACCCGGCACCCACCAAACCGATCGCGCCATGTTTCGTCATCCGTGACGACAACAACTGGTACGAGCCAGCATCCCTGTCGAACTCGGTGTGGAGCGTTTCGCTCATCATCGAGGCCCTCGCCGATCCAAAACAGATCGACGCTGGGCACACCAAAGCCGCTGAAATGCAGTGGGCCGCCATGAGCGCACTCGAAGGCATCAGCACCGATCGAGTCGCCAACGCACCGCGCCTCGTCGACATCGACGCCCAAGGAACCGTCATGGGCGCCTCAATCACCGCAACCATCAAAATCAAGGAGTAACCGTGACGACCACCGTCATCAACACCGCTACCGCCAGCGTGAAACACGGCTCGACGACCGTCACGCAGCAAATCACCAACCTCGTCATCAACCAGTCAAACACGCAAAACCGCATCAAGACTCTCGGCGCGGGCTCAGCGTTCAACCAGACCGACTCAATGAGCACCGTCACGTTCGACTTCCTGTTCGATGATGAGACCGGCCTCTACGGAGCCCTCAACACGTTTATCTCGGCAGGCAGCTCAGAGTCCTGGACGTTCACCGTGGGCGATACCAAGTGGACCGGGACGCTGTACGTATCCGGTGACCTGGCACTCACCGCGCCCGCCGATGGTGAAGTGACCTGCTCCGTGACGCTGATCGGTGACTCGCTCACTGTTGCCGACGCCCCGTAAGCCGCGGCTGAGTCCGGGCCGTGGCAACCACGCGCAGCTTCGACGTCGAGCTCGAAGGGCTCGGCGCGTTGCTTCGCGCCATGAACAAACTCGACCCGGAAATGTCGAAACAGATGCGCGACAAGTCCAACGTCATCGCTACCGACATCATGGCTCCCGCCTATCAGCAGGCCGCCTCGTCCGTTCCGATTTGGGGCGGCATCCTCTCTAGCTCGATCCGGGCAAAGCGGGACCGTGTCCCGTCCGTGTCGATCGGGTACACGCGTCGAGCGATGGCCGGTGGTGCATCGAGCGCCATGGTCCGCTACGCAACCTCGACAGGTGAAGGCCGCAATTCCTTCGCGCCATTCGAGCGAACCAACTGGATTCAAGAAGCAAAGAGCTACAAGCCAGCCGCAATCGACGCATGGATCGACGCTGTCGAATCAGTAGTAACTGATTTCAACAACGGCGGGGGAGTGTGATGGCTGGAATCACTGGCGGAGGCCGCACACTCGTCGTCAACCTCGTCGCCGATACAAAGCGTTTCGGTGCGGGAATCAACAACGCCAAACGCGACATAGGTGGGCTCCGCGGTTCAATCAACAGGCTCGGGTCCATGGCTGGACCGGCTCTGGCTGGTGCGACAGCGATGGTGGGAGCATTCGCCACAAAGCTAGCCGTCGACGGAGTCAAAGCCGCAGCCGACGAAGAACAAGCAGTTCGCCAACTCGACGGAGTCCTCAAAAATCTTGGATTCCCGAATGCGACTCAGCAGGTCGAGGATTGGATCAGTTCGCAACAGCAAGCCGTCGGTGTATCCGATAACGAACTCCGTCCGGCATTCCAGCGCCTAATGCTCTCCACCAAGGACGTTGAGGATGCACAAAAACTCGCGAATCTTGCGATGGACATCAGCGCAGCTACAGGCAAGCCCCTTGAAGGTGTGGCAAACGCGCTCGGCAAAGCGTACGACGGGAATGTAGGCGCACTGGGTCGCCTCGGCCTTGGCCTCGATGCTGCCACGCTCAAATCGGGCGACATGAACTCCATCACCAAGGAGCTAGCAGACCGTTTCGGTGGAAGCGCAGCCGCGAACGCCGACACCTACAAAGGGAAAATCGACAGACTCACAGAAGGATTTGGAGAACTACAAGAATCCTTCGGCCAAGGGTTCCTGGATGGGCTCAGTGCAGCAGACGATGGCATGGGCGACCTCGCGGGGACAATGTTCAACGCTCAGGGCACAGCCCACGACCTTGGTAAGTCAATCGGGGATCTCGTTGGGCCGCTTACAACCGCATTCGGGTTCACGCAAGACCTAAAGAACATGACTCAGGAGCTGTATGACACAGCAGATCAAGCTCCGATTTTGCTACAGCCATTCATCAAGGGTTTGGAAAACCTGAATAACCCGTTGTCTGCTGTAAAAAACCTCACCTACGAGATCGTTCACAATATCGAGATCCTGCAAGGAGCCTGGGACAAACTTTTCAATAACAATCCAGGGATCGGTGGCGGGGGAGGCGGCGGCTCATGGGGCAACGGCAATGCCCGACCAGCACAAGCACCGCGCCCGACCGGAGCTGCCAGCGGCTACACACCAGGCGCATCGACGCGGTCCGTATTCGACAAGAACGCGACCGATCAGCCCACGATCATCATCCAGGCCGGGGTGGGGGACCCTGTCGCGATCGCCCGCGAAGTTGACCGCGTCCTCCGCCTCTCGAATACCCGGCTCGGTGCGTGATGGCTTACCGGAACTTCACCTATCGCGTGACCATCGGCGGAACACAGCTACAGAACGTCACCCTCGAAGACGCAACCATCGAATACGGCAGGCGCGACCCAGGGGAGACCGTTCAGCCGCCGGTCTGCACTCTGCGCCTACTCACTGACAACGGTACAAACATTTGGTCGAGCATCACCGACCTCGCCGAGATGACCCTCGACGTCGACACCGAATCGGGCTACGTCGACACCTACGCCGACGTATACGCGGGGCAAACCTTCCGGCGCTTCACCGGGCACGTCATCGCGAAGGCATACGACCCGCTTACCCAAATCTGCACAGTCACCCTTGTCGGGAACATGGAGAAGCTCGCGCGGCAACTCGCGAAAACCTCCACCTACTCGGCACAAACGGACGTACAGCGAGCCACCACCATCCTCGGGGCATCCGGGCTCACGTACGCGATCGACGGCGCGTTCGCGGTCAACCTGTTCGCGATCGCTGCCGCCGACCCGACCCCGGCCCTGTCGTATCTGGCGGATATCGCGTCCTGGGGTGGGGCACTGCTGTACGAGACCACAGACGGAGTCATCCGCTACCGGACCCCGAACGCTCTCGCGTCCGTGGTGGGCGCGTTCCCACCGGACGCCGTCGCGCTCATGGGGTCGACCATGACCCGCGAGACCGGCGACGTCGCCAACACGATCACCGTCACCTACGGCACCGCCTCACCACAAGCGATCTACACCGGGACAAACGCCGGGTCGGTCACTTCATACGGGGCCAGAGGAAAGACATTCACCACCGAGCTCGCAAACGCAACCGACGCGCAGGCCCTCGCAAACGTGCAGCTCGCAAACTACGCCTACCCGGCCTGGTCGATGCCGAACGTCGAAGTCATGGTCGACATGATGCGAATCGAAGACGCAGCAGTCGTCCTCAACTACGCGATCGGGGACATCGTCACCGTCACCGACCTACCAGCCGACGCACCATTGCAGTCCTATACCTCGACGATCCTCGGCTGGTCCGAACGGCTCGGCAAGTCCTACTGGACAACCGACTTCCACCTCGCTTCCGAAGGTTGGACGCAATCCGCGATCAAGTGGAGCGATATCCCGACGGGGGCAGGCAAGAAGTGGTCGAACGTCACCGCAGGCGTGTCTTGGAACGAAGCACTCACACTCAGCCGGATTGGATTCTAAATGCCATCAACTACAACCTACTACGGGTGGACGTACCCGATCAGCTCAGACGATCTCAACGCAGGCGCCACATCAGTAGGCTCACTCGCCACGGGTATCGACTCAACAGTCAAAACGCTAGCAAACCTCGTGCAGAACCTCGACGCGACGAAACTTGAAGCCGTCACTTTCAGCACGACGACGAGCAGCGTCGGCACCTTGAATTTCTCCGGCTACCCTGGATTTGCGGGAATCGGACAAGTTCGCAAAATGTCCGGCGGGGCTCTACTTTCGTTGAACCAATCAAACGGCGAGTTTTGGATTCTCCAAACAGCGACGAACTCTTACATCTCGCCAATGTGGGCTTTCACGACCTACGCCAGCCAAGCCGTCACCGTCACGTTACTGCTCACGACATGAACCTCATCTGTGTAAATAGCGAATGCCCCGAGTTCGACGTCGTGAAACTCGGTGGAGAAGGCATCGAGGAAATCACCGTGATTTGCGGAATGTGTGGCGAGCCATGCGAAACCACCGACAAGGAATGGAGCGACCCTCATGCCGACCCTGCCAACTAACCCGCACTACATCGGCGACAGCGGGCACGTGAACGACCACAACACGATCGTCTCGGCGCTGCAAGACATCTATGCGTTCCGTGGTGTTTATCAAGTCAAAAGCACAACGAAAACAGACGTCTTTACGGTATCTTTGAGTGCTGGGGCCGTGTCTGACATCACCGGGCTTAGCGTGAGCATCACGCCGACCTCTGCCTCAAACAAGATCCTCGTGATGGCCTCAGTGACCGGCTCGCGGGCCTATACGATCGCAGGGTTCGGAATACGCGTCGTCCGTGGGACGACTCCGATTCTTGCGGGAACTGCTGATGGAAATAGGCTTGCAATCTCAGCGTCGACACTAGCCGCCGTCGACTACAACGAGGCCGTCGCCAACGTGTCCACGAGCGGACTTGATAGTCCCGCCACCACAACTGCAACGACCTATAAAGTGGCGATTCACTCAAATATCACAGGCGGCCCGTTTACCTGGCAAGTCAACCGAACCGCATCAGACACCGACGCGGCCTATACGGGCCGGTTTGCGTCATCAATTACGGTGATGGAGGTAGCACCATGAACATTCCTCGGATACTGAACTATCTCAGGCCTGGCGACGAATGGAGTCTTGACGGAGAGACGTACGAAGGCTTGACGTGGCTGTCCGACACAACGAAACCAAGCGAAGAAGAACTCCAAGAAGCTGAGTCAGAGGCGGAATCCGCTCATGCAGAAATGTTGGCTCGCAGGACTCAGAATCGCAACGATGCAATAGACCACGCTCTATCTCTCGGATTTAGCTACGAAATGATTAGCGTCATGTTTCCGGCACTCATGATCGATCACTGATGCCCGAATGGCTCGACACCCCAGGAGAAATCCTCGCGGCCCTCTCAATCGCGGGGATCGCCCTCGGCCTGCTCATCTGGATCGTAAAAGCGCAAGTCGCGCAACTCACCCAACTCACCACCCGGAACGGCGGGTCGACGATCCGTTCGCAACTCGACCGCATCGAGTCTGACCTGCGTGAACACCGCCGCGACGTCATCGAACGCGACAACCGCGTCATGGACTCCGTCGCCAAAGTCCACGCACGACTCGACGAACATATCCAGCACCACCTGAAAGGTTGAAACATGCTTGACAAAATCCTCTCGCCCGAAGGCCGTAAATGGCTGTACGGGATCACCATTGGCGTGATCGCTGTTCTTACCGGATACGACCTCATCACGCCCGATAAGGCCCCGCTTTGGTTGGCGCTCGCAGCTGCTCTACTTGGCATCGTCGCACCAGCCGTCGCGATCAAACACGTCCCAAACAGTGAAGAAGCCCCGGACTATCTCGACGAGTCAGGGCGGGTGGAGTAATGGGCTACCCCGAACGGCTCCACGACAGCTGCAAGAAATGGCTCGGCAAACGCGTCGAGTTCGGCCCCAAATGGGACACCAGGGGAGACGCGTGGCAATCCGGGACCTCACCCGATCTCATCATGTGGCACCACACCGCCGGTGTCGGCCCAGGCGTCAAAGAGTGGGTCATTCATCGAGGATCAACCCACGGATGGGCGAACGCGTTCATCTCACGATCCGGCCAAGTGACGATCGTCGGCGCTAAAGCGCAGTGGCATGCAGGGCTCGGCAGCTTCAAGAAAACCCGCTGGCGCAAATGGGCAGTGCCCGACGATAAAGCGAACGTTTACAGTTTCGGGGTCGAGGTCGAGTCCTGGGGCAAAAAACGGGACTTCACCGAAGCCCAATGGAAAGCCATTGCCGACCTGTCATGCGCGCTCCGCGAAGCAGGCCGCTGGGATGGATTCAAGTACCGGCACTGTAATCACCGCAGCTGGGCGAAAGGCCGGAAGTCGGACACGCTCTATTCGTGGCGTCGTTTCGCAAAGCTGGCCCGGAAGGCGTGGAAGAAAGCTACGAAGTAGGCGGAGTCTGCTGCTGAGACTGCTGCCAAGCGGTCAGGGCTTGGTGCTGCTGAAACTCGATCCAAGCGTCATTCCGGGCCTGAGCCTTAGCCGCCTGGACGGCGTTCCACTGACGCTTCCCGTAGTAGCTGCCAAAAATTGCCCAGGAAATGATGAAGCCGCCGACCGCGCCCATCGCAGCCCAAATGAGGAACGCGATTGTCTGTGCGCCGCGTGGATCTGCGACCGCTGCCAGTATTTCCATGGAAACCCCCGAACACGCCGAATCAAACGAATACTGCAAAAGAGTAGCCCGGATCGGTATGGTGAGCACATCCACAAAAACTCAACAGAGGTTCACAAGGGTCGGGGTATTCCGATAAGGGACAGTTTGCCCAGGTCAGCACGAATAAACGCCTGCATAAGTACCAATAACCAGCGTTATGACAATCGGACCATTCCGACTCAGCCCTCATCAACGTGAGGGCCCTGTGAGCCTCGCCCTATCAAAAGGGGGAGCCACATGAACCACATTACCTGCCACGTCGTGCAGGACACCAATTCAAGCCAGTCCGGGAACGCGATGCTCCGCGTCGAGGATCTCGGCGGGGGACTGACACAGCTTCGCTTGGAGTTCGGTCCGACGTCGACGCGTTTCGTCTTGGCGGAGTCGACGCTCGCGCAGCTGCACGAGCTCATCGGTCAGCGGGTCGCGGAGAACGAAGCCCTGCTCGCGCCGAAGTTGAAGGCGGTCCAGTAATGGGCCTGATCTCAACTGGGAAGGCCGCCGAACGCCTCGGAGTCACGGTGACCACTGTGCAGCGTTACCTAAAGGACGGGACGCTCCGGGGTACTCGAACACCTGGCGGGCATTGGCGCGTCGACGAAGCCAGCGTTACGCGGTACGAAGTGGTGAGAGCTGGTGGTTCGAGTGATCGCTGAGGCTCTGCTCACTCTGGCGATCGCTGGGAACACACCGGCGATTCAACCGATGCCAGCACTCACACGCTACGAATCACATTCGACGGAGCGCGGCTGGCGTCCAAGCTTGTATCGGGGCAAGTGGTTCCGGAAGTCCGTCGAACCGATCCGCAAATGCATCGGAACACGGGAATCACATTTCCAATACATGCTCTCTAATGGTGGCGCATACCAGTTCATGTCGGGATGGAAGCCGTCGGCTGGCGCGTGGATGCTGAAGCGGGAGATCCGCGCGAAGCATGGCCGCAAAGCCGCTAATCACGCGTGGCACGTCCTGGCGTCGCATCCGTTCAATCAGTGGAGCCGCTGGGCGCAAGACGCACTGTTCTACACCGTCTGGCGCGACGGTAAAGGCAAGCATCACTGGGACCCGACTGTCGCGGGAACGGGGTGCTTCTAATGGACAGCCTCGTCATGCTCGTCGGATCGTTCATGGTGTTCGGATTCGTGTGTGTCGTTGCTGGTTATAAGTTCGGTAAAGAGGACGGACGCATCGACGAACGCAAACGCCTTTACTGGGCGACTCGTTACGGTGATCGGGCTCGCCGATGACTACGACATACATCGACCTCGATGATGGACGGTCCCCGAAGTTCTACATTGCTCGATCCACTCTGCGGGAGAATCGACCACTCGCGTTCGGGCTTGACCTTGGTGTCGGGAGTCAGTTCATTTACCTGACACGCAAGCAGGCCATGGATCTGGCGGACGCGCTCTACACGCATGCCGAAGCCCTCAGTCGCGCACCCGAAGGGGAGCCCGATGAGTGAAACCCTGTTCGAGCTCGAACCTGAAGCACCTTCAGGTTGGCATTCGGCGCTGTGCCGCTGCCCATACTGCCGGGCCATCAAGAACGAACCAGAGCCACCGCAACGCGCAGCTCTCGACGCTAAAAGCGAATGGCATGCGTCTGCTCGCGCCTACGTGAAAAGCCTCCCAGCCGGGACGCTCATCACGAGCGAAGACATCACCGACGTCATCGGTATGCCATCGGGCCACGTCGCATCGAACCGCAATAACGCGGTCGGCGCGCTCATGCGCTCCTTGTCAGGGAAGCGCCTCATCCATCACGACCACTACACGAAGTCAAAGAATCCGCAGGCCCACGGCGCAGTCATCGCTGTGTGGAGGGTCGCCTAGTCCTGTTGGGGGGACCAATGGCTTACAACTTAGAAAACTATGAAGACGTCGACAGCCGCATCCACAAGTTTTGGGAAGCGCATCCGTTCGGTCGGATCGACACGGACCTCGTACATATCGGGCAGACGGACGAAGGCCGTCTGGTTCAGGTCATCTGTCGCGCTCGCGTGTATCGCGACAGTGGTGATTTGGAGCCGATGGCTTCCGGGTTCGCCGAGGAAACACTCGGATCGAGCCCGGTCAACCGGACCAGCTTCATCGAAAACTGCGAGACCAGTGCGATTGGACGCGCTCTCGCTAATGCTGGGTATTCGACAAAAGGGGCTCGGCCAAGTCGCCAAGAAATGAGCAAGGCCGAACGGTCCCGTGACATGGATCAAGGCTGGCCACCACCAGACGAACCAGACCGGCGCGAACCAGCACCGCACCAGAAAAAGTGGGCATACATCTCGACCGCGCCAGCGAATCCGAAACAGTTGAAATTTCTCCACGTCATGCTAGGCAAAGCGATCGACGGGACCGACGCCGACAGGGCCGCGTACGTCCACGCCACCGTCGAGCGCGAGATCGAGTCCACGAAAGACCTGACCGCAGGGGAGTGCTCTGCCCTCATCGACATCCTCAAAGACCTGGCTGGTGAGTGATGTGCAGGAAGTGTGAGCTCCACCCGGACTGGGATCTGATCGGTTGCCCTGAATGCGAGGCCGAGCACGACATCGCCCTTATCATCGCTCGGTCGATCTGGCCAGACGTTGAGCCTGGACGGTTGCCATGAAGATCCCCGGCTATCACCTTGTCCCCACGATGAGCCACTACTTACGCATGACTGAGGATCAACGGATCGAGCTCATGCTGTGGTTGAAACGCTACTTTGATGGGCTGACAGAGGTTGATCGTAAAGCTGGTGATCGGTGAGCACCCGCTACTTGAATCGTGTCTGGCATGGTGACCTCGACCTCGACCACACCGAGACCCTCGTCCTGTTGTCGCTCGCGGATCAAGCGAACGATGACGGCTGGTGCTGGCCCTCGACAGCTCACACCGCTACCCGCTGCCGCCTCCACCCGGACACCGTCTGGCGGATCGTTGAGAAGCTCGAAGCCAAGGGTCTCGTGACTGTGAAACGTAGGCCTGGACAGTCGTCGACCTACCAGCTCGAACTACCCGAACCACCGACTGAGAGTCGGAACCACCACCGATCCAGAGTCGGAACACCACCGACTCACAGTCGGAGGACCACCGACTCTCACTCAGGGGGAACCATAAAGAACCATCAAATAACCAGCGAACAACTCCGCGCACAAGTAGCCGAAGCCAAAGCCAACGCCGTCCCAATGCCAGACAACATCCGCGACATGATCCGAAAAACATCATGACCAACCCACGACACACAGCCGAATACCAGGCCTACCGCAAACGCATCATCGCTGCCGCAAAGACAGGCGCCATCCCAAACACCTGCTACCGATGCGGCCAACCCATCGACCTCACACTCTCAGGCCGAGACCCAATGGGACCAACACTCGAACACACCCACCCACTCGCAGCCGGAGGTGACCTCACCCCATCACTCGAAGACGCAGCACTCAGCCACGCACGATGCAACCAATCACACGGCGGAAAAATCGCTGCAAAGAAAACAAACGCAACGCGAACACGGACGACCGCGAAAAAAACTGACACGCAAATTTTTTCAGACGCCACGCCACAC